CAAGAGGTCATTGGCGCACTTATAAGTCCGGCAAGCGCGGCTGGGTTAAAGAGTGCTGGCGGGGCGATGCAAGCAAGGGGGCGGTGTTTAAAGATTATGAATTAAGGGGACAAGCATGACTAAAGACGAAGCACTGAAGCTGGCGCTTGAGGCGCTGGAGAACATATCGACCGCTTTGCGTGAAGACGATGTGCTTGGTAGCGACATTGAACTGATGCTGGACGCCATCACCGCCATCAAAGAAGCCTTGGCAGAGCAAGAGCAGCCAGAGCATTGCAAATATCCCGAATGCGAATGCCCAACAGAAACACCTTGTTTAAGAGGATTGGCACAGCCAGACGAGCGCAACTTCTGCCCAAGGTGCGGCAAGCGCACTGCTGACCTGACCACGATTCACACATGCACACCACCACAGGAGAACACATGACGAACAAAACGCTGGTTCAAAATGTAGGCGGTGTGTGGAGTGAGCGGCCTGATTGGTTTGCTCTCTCTTGGGGTGCTGGCGCAGCCGCAGGGATTAAACGGCTTGAGTTAATCGCAAACGACTGGACGTTTACGTTCAAGACTACGGAACAAAAGTTCTCTGCGGAGAATTTGAACATGCCATACGGCCCAAAGGAGAATGCATGACCGGAGAACATGTGGTTTACATAAAAGATGACGAACCTGCAACCGCCTTTGCTATGCGTACACGCACATGGGACACGATGGTGCAGATGCACAAAGACCGCTATGGCGATTCATGGGAGGGGGAACTCAAAGCATACAAAGTAGTTGCCCAAGGGTTAAGTGAGGAACACGCCGAAGCGCTTGTCAAAATAATGAAGGAGAACACATGAAAGATAAAAAGCCATTGAACGAGCAGTTTGGATTGTCCGTAGAGGAAACGCTCAACCGTTTAATCTGGCTTGGTCAAACCATGCGCTGGTACGAGCAAGAGCATGGAGAAAAGCTGGACGCCAAAGTTCTTTCAGCCGTGCTGAACGCCAACTCGTGGCCCAAGGAGAAGAACACATGAAAGGCTTTGGAGATGCACAGGTCAAGGGCGAAGGTCAGCCAATGCCTTACGGCGACAACATAGCGGATGACCCTAACGCCGTTGATACAACATACATCGAGTTCAGTCTGCCCGTTGCTTGGGAAGAAGAGTGCTGGGCAATGATTGACGCATGGCTTAAGGCTAAGGAGAAGAACACATGAACCGCATAGAAGAAGACGATGACACACAGTTCTACAAGAAGCCGTGGGTAAATCTGAGTGATTCACAGATAGAAGAAATCTACTACAAGGTCGCTGCAATACACAGAGGTTCGGCAATGCCTTACGGACAGGTGATATTTGGACGAGCGTTGCAAGCTAAGTTGCGGGAGTTGAACACATGACACTACAAGAACAGCTTGAACAAACCAAAGCACAACTTAAAGAACTTGTTGATGGCAGACCAAAAGTTTATCGTGCATGGGGAGACACTTGGACTACGTTTCACGAAGACCCCGCCGCTTTTCACAAGACATACGACAGCCTGTACAAGTATGACGTTGAGAAGAACAAAGTTTGGGACGAAGTAAAGCGTCTGAGAGAAATAATTGAGGAGAACGCATGACCCCCGAACAAGCAGAAGCAGCAGCAAAAGTAGACGCAGCAATCATAAAAGTGGTATTGCCGCAACTGTACTCAATCATTGACCGTCTGCTGGACGGCAACCCCGACAAGAAATTGATTGTCGATGCGCGTAAGATTTTGCCACGTGACTACAAGCATTCGTTTGAGAAGCCGAAGGAGAAGACATGACACCACAGACCCCTGAAGGTTTACAGAAGGCATGGATGTTGATGTCCATGCACAACAGTGAGTTGCTGCTAGAGAACGCAGAACTGAGGAGGCGGCTAGAGGCGCATCTTCTGCATCGAAGTCTCTGGTATAGGCTTAAACGGGCGACTTATATTTTGATGGGGGGAAACACATGACTACAACACATCAAGGACTTGCTTTAGGGCATGCTTCAGCGGAAATAGCTGCGGCCCATGCCGGTAGTGAGTGGGTAAGAATAGCCTTGGAAGCGTTCTTAAGTTTTGCAAAAGAACATCAGGCGTTTACAACGGAACAAGTACGCCAAGCATTTCCTGACCTGCCCCTGCCCCCAGATAAACGTGCGTGGGGCGGCATTACCCGACTTGCCAAGGCCGAGGGGATTGTCGAACCTATGGGTTGGGTACGGGCGAGTAGCCCTACTGTTCATGGCATGGTGGTAACGCTGTGGAAATCAAAGGTGTTGAAAGTTGCAGCCGACGACGAGGGTTTTTACGGATTACCTCACGAGTCGGTAAGTTCGTCAAACGCGGGCGGCAAATGCGTGACTGCTGGAGAGACAGCACCCAACTTAAAAGAAAGCAATAGACCATGAGTTACGTTAAACCGTCGCCAGAAGAACAAGCAAAACGAACCACAAAGTCCGTTGCTACGCGCCGCGCAAATATAGATGCACGCAACGCAGCGCTAAAAGATGCCTATGAACGCCGGTGCTTACTTAAAGACCAGATACAGGCGCTTGAGAGCAGACTGTATGCTCTTCAACAACTGGACGCCATGAGTGAGCTGGCAAACAAAGTTACCAGCAAAACGCTCCTTTCAGCAGAAACAATTGTGGAGGCCGCTAAACCGTGGCAGCGTTTCACAGGTGTTTACTTTCTTATAGCCAACAAGACGATTGTGTATGTCGGCCAATCAGTAAATGTTTACGCCAGATTAGGCAGTCATGGGAACAAAAACTTTGATAGCTTTACAGTGATTACTTGCCCCGAGGAGCATCTCGATATATTGGAGTCGCTTTATATACATATGTTAAATCCGGTTCTTAATGGGCATGATAAAAATAACTGCGCCCCGTTAAACCTATCTAAAATTTTAAAACTGGCGGCAGATGTATAAATGAAATGCCCAACCTGTAACGCATGGACGACAGTCGAGCAGACGAAGAACGCAGGCGGTTTTGTAGAGCGCAGACGCAGATGCGCCAACAACCACACGTTCACAACCGAAGAGCGGGTAATCCCGGATAAGAAGCGCGGACGCCCCAAAAAAACCAAGGAGAAAGTAGATGACAATGGCCACCCTATCCCGTTATGACCCCATCAAAGGATGTTTTGTTTTGAAAGACCTCAACCCCAAGCCCCCAGCAAATGCGTTCGAGTGGAAGCGCTACGTTGCAGAAGAAGCCGTCCGCCGAGGCGACAAGCCTGTCACACAAGACATGACTTACAAACGCAGCACCTCATCAACCAAGGCCGTTGAGCGGGTGCGTGAGCGAACGCCTCTCTACGGAACGATGGCGTTCACTTCCAAAACAGAAGCCCTGATTGCCATGAAGCCCAAGCAGTTCACCATTTACAGCAGAGCACAAAGAACAAAAGGAGATTTGAAATGAGCGCAGACGAAGTACAGGTCAGCGGTAGCCACTACAGGGACATGCCCATCCAGCCGTGGGCGCTGATGGAGGCGGTGCTTACCCCAGAGGAGTTCCAAGGATTTCTCAAAGGCAACATCATCAAGTACGCCATGCGTGCTGGCCGTAAGGAAGGCAGCGATGACGCAGGCAAGGCCAAGCACTACATGCAAAAACTCAAAGAAGTGATCTGATGGCGCAGACCCCCGAAGCTAAAGTTAAGGCCGCAGTGCGTAAGCTGCTGGTCGAGTTCGATATCTACTACTTCTCGCCTGCGGCCAACGGCTACGGACGTGCGGGGATACCGGACATCATCTGCTGCTTCGGGGGACGCTTCATTGCCATCGAGTGCAAGGCAGGCAAGGGAGTCACGACTGCCCTGCAAGACAGAGAGTTAGCCGCCATCCGTACAGCAGGGGGCATGACAATGGTGGTTAACGAAACAAACATACAAGAACTAAAGGAAAAGTTGCAATGGATGAGATGACACGAGAAGAAATTGACAGAGCAATTGGCGAGCTGGACGAAGCCGAGCGGGACTACCTCAAGCTAATCATCAGCCGCGTAGTGCGCTGCTTTGTAGACGACGACCACGAGGCGGTGCTGCTGTTTGGCAGGGACAACACCAACCAGATCGCAATGTGTACAGTCAACTGTGACGAGATACCCGCTGCCAACATGATTAACTACGCACACAACCTGACGTCGTTCATGGCCACAGTGGGCGCACCCCCCAAGGAGAAATTTAATTGAGCGAGAACCAACAAACCCCTTGCCCCATGTGCCCCATGCGGCGCTCGACTCCTGAACCACACCGCCACCTAATTGGGAACGCTGCGAAGCTGATCGCGCAGTGCGACGGCTTCCCCTGTCATGACAAGCACCCAACGAAACACGTTCTAACCAGCGTAGTGGATGGGGGTGCGGCGTACGAGGACACGGACTGCATCGGTTACCGGATGTACCGCGCAAACAAAGCAACGCCCGGACGATTCCCTGAGATCGTTGATACGTGCCAACAACTTGAATAAGAGAACCATGCAGCCATACGACCAGATAGTGAGCATTGACTTTGAGACAGTGTGGGACCGCAAGACCGGCTACACGCTGTCCGTTATGACAACCGAGGAGTACATACGCCATGAGAGATTCCACGCGTTCGGAGCTTGCGTCCATGTATACGGAAGCGATGAACCAATTGAGTGGGTACGAGGACGAGACCTACATACATACCTTCAGCAGTTCGACTGGGGACGAACAGCCATCCTTGCTCATAACGCACAGTTCGACGTATCCATCCTTGGATGGGAGTACAACATCCACCCCTGTTTTATCTTCGACACCCTGTCAATGGCGCGAGCTTTGCGTGGCGTTGAGGTTGGCAACAGTCTCGCCAGACTTGCAGCAGCTTTTGGTCTTCCCGCCAAAGGGACAGCCGTATACAGTACCGATGGTCTGGCCAAGCTGGACGCGAACATGGAACTTGAACTTGCAGACTATTGCAAACACGACGTATATCTTTGCGAGCGAATTTTCGAACGCCTTGTTCAAGGGTATCCAGCGAAGGAACTCCGGCTGATTGACATGACGCTCAAGATGTACACGAACCCAGTGCTCAGTCTTGACAGCGCCATGTTGGTTGACGCACTACATGAAGAAAAGGAGAAACGTGAATCACTATTACAACGGCTCGGCGTGGACGAGGCTGTACTGGCATCGAACCCTAAATTTGCAGAAGCACTGGAAGCGCTCGGCGTACCAGCGCCGCGCAAGATCAGCAAGACAACCGGCAAGAGCACCCTTGCTCTCGCTAAGAATGACGCTATGTTTCAGGCGCTGCTCAACGGAGACAATGAGGACGTTGCGCATCTATGCGAAGCAAGGCTCAAAGTCAAATCAACTACAGAACGTACGCGTGCTCAGCGGTTCCTCGACATCAGCAAGCGTGGAGCGTTACCGGTCCCGCTCAGCTATTACGGGGCCAGCACGGGGCGGTGGACGGCCAGCAAAGGCAGCGCCATCAACATGCAGAACCTCAAGCGAGGCAGCTTCCTGCGCAAAGCGATTATGGCTCCCCAAGGCAGCACGCTGGTCGTTGGGGACTTATCTCAGATTGAGCCGCGAGTTCTCGCGTGGCTTTCGGATTACGAAAACATGCTCGACATCTTCAAGGGAGGCGGTGACCCTTACGCGGCCTTCGGGGCGCAGATGTTCAATATCCCGGGCCTTACGAAAGAGTCTCATCCCGACCTTCGCCAGTCTGCGAAGTCAGCTTTACTTGGATGCGGGTACGGTCTCGGTTGGGCTTCGTTTGCCGCTCAGCTACTCGTCGGTTTCCTCGGTGCTCCACCCGTGCGCTACACCAAGGAGTTTGCCAAGACGCTGGGGGTGACCGCCGAAGCGGCGGAGAAGTTCTTGGATTGGGACGAGAACATTAAGAAGCTCGAAGAGATACCGCACATCTGCACCATGACGGAGCTGGTCATCCACTGTCTCGCAGCCAAGGCCATCATCGACAAGTACCGCCTGACTGCCGAGCCTGTGGTGGCGCTGTGGAACCTGTTCGGGCACCTGATTCAGTACAGCCTATACGAAGGCAACGAGTACACCCACAAGTGCGTGACGTTCAAGAAGGGGGAGATTGTGCTGCCCTCTGGCATGAGCCTGCTGTACCCTGACCTGAAGCCCAGCAAGGACGAAAAGGGCAGATTGCAGTGGACATACGGCGCAGATGAGACTAAACTATACTCAGGAAAAATAACCAACAATGTCACGCAGGGCGTAGCGAGATGCGTGATGACTGATGGGATGCTGAGAACCGCGAAGAAGTACTTCGTGGCTGGAACCGTGCATGACGAGCAGATTGTCGTTGTGCCAGATGAGGACGTTGCTGACGCTAAGACATGGGTTTTGGCGCAGATGACTATGGAGCCGAAGTACATGCCGGGCATACCGCTGGCCGCTGACGGAGGCGCACACAAGCGTTATGGCTTGGCTAAAAATTAAAGGAGAAGTAAATGGCAACAGTAAAAGTACCCATACCGCGCAAGGTGCGCGTGGGCAACAAGCAGTACTCAATCGAGATCGTGGAGGCCATGCTTGAGAAGCGCGTCATGGGACGCATCAGTTACACGGCGCAGACAATCAAGCTAGGGCGGCGCAGTAATGTGACGAAGAAAGTATTTCCGCCGGAGCAAGTGCAAGAGTCGTTCTGGCATGAAGTCACGCACGCCATCTTGCACGACATGGGGCGCGACACACTGAACCGAGACGAGAGGTTTGTTACCGAGTTCGCACACCGGCTCACCAAGGCCATTAACTCAGCGAGGTTCTGATGGAAACCGACTTTGACGAAGCGTACACCAATGCGCTTCTGTACGGAACGGGGTTTATTGCCCTTCAGTTTGATGGCGCAAGAGTAACCGCCCGAGTTGTACCGCGCAGCGAGTACGAACAGCTTGGCGAACATCTCAGTAATTTCCCCCCTAGCATAGACATACCGGAAGAGCCCAAATGACAAAGCCAGTAACGTGGAGCCACAGCTCCCTCAAGGACTACGAAGGCTGCGCCCGCCGCTACCACGAAGTCAAGATTCTCAAGAAGTACCCGTTCGTTGAGACTGAGGCAACGCGCTACGGAACGATACTGCACAAGGCCGCAGAAGACTACGTGGCTGACGGCACACCCATCCCGCCTGAGTTCGAGTACGTCAAGGACACGCTTGATGCCCTGATCGCCAAGCCCGGGCGCAAGATAGCCGAGCTTCAGATGGCGCTGACTCAGGACTTAAAGGTGTGCGATTGGAAGTCCAAAGACGCATGGGCGCGGGGCATTGCCGACTTGCTCATCATTGACGACGAGAACCTGACAGCGTGGGTGGTGGACTACAAGACGGGCAACGACAAGTACCCAGACCGTGACCAGTTGCGCCTCATGTCTTTGATGGTGTTCAAGCACTTCCCGCACATACGCAAGGTTAACTCTGCGCTTTTGTTTGTGGTCAAGAACTCGATGGTCAAGCACAGCATGACGGTTGACGAAGCCGATGCTGAGTGGTGGCGCTATCGGGAGCGAGTCGCTAAGATTGAGGCGTCAGTAGCAAACAATGTGTGGAATCCCACACGAACCCCGCTCTGCGGCTGGTGCCCCTGCGCTGGCTGCGAGTTCAACACTAAGAGGTAAATCATGGCCACTAGAGACTACAAGAAAGAGTACAAGCGCGATTTAGAAACCGGCAAGTCCGGCCCTAGTTCAGACCAACACGAACGCCAGAAAGCACGGCGAAAGTATGACAAGAAAGGCATCGACCGCGCAGGCAAGGACATCGACCACATCCAGCCCCTGCGCAAAGGTGGTAAGACCGTACCGGGCAACACGCGGCTGCGCAGCAAGAGCGCCAATCAAGGCGACAACAAATAAGAACATGGAGAAGCAATGGAAATCATCGAGAACAAGGCGCTGCTCTTGCGTACGCGCAGCCCTGAGAAGTATCGGGTAATTCCGAGAAGCAAGGTAGTTGAAGAGCACGATGACGGATCAAGTTCGGTAGCGGTGTTCTGGGGGTTGGATGAAGTCAGAGTTCTCAAGAACCTCGGCGTCAAGAACTTGCCATCGCCAATCACCCGCAACTATGACTGGCCCGGACGCTACACGCCGATGGAGCACCAGATCGAGACGGCATCTTTCCTGACGCTTAACCGCAAGGCGTTCGTGTTCAGTGAACCCGGCACAGGCAAGACGCTCAGTGCGCTGTGGGCTGCTGACTATCTGATGAAGCGCGGGGAGATCAGGCGCGTGCTTATCCTGTGCCCGTTGTCGATAATGCAGTCCGCTTGGATGGGAGACATCAGCAACAGCGTCATCCACCGCTCGGCCATCATTGCACATCACCCGCAAGCATCGCGCCGCATCGAGATGATTCAGAAGAACTACGAGATCGTCATCACCAACTACGAGGGCTTGAACCTGATTGCCAGCGAAGTGGTAGCCAACGGCAAGTTTGATCTGGTCATCGTTGACGAGGCCAATGCGTACAAGACCATGAGCACCAAGCGCTGGAAGGCCCTGTCCACAATCATCAAGCCCCACACTTTCTTGTGGATGATGACGGGCACTCCTGCATCGCAGTCTCCGGTTGATGCGTATGGCTTGGCCAAGCTAGTTAACCCGGACGGCGTGCCCAAGTTCTTCACAGCATGGCGCGACAAGGTGATGAACAAGATCACCATGTTCAAGTGGGCACCAAAGCCTGACGCAAAAAACCTAGTGCATGAGGCGCTGCAACCGGCCATCAGGTTCACCAAGGCGCAGTGTCTTGACTTGCCTCCGGTCGTTACAGTCACGCGTGAAGTGGCGCTTACACCGCAGCAGGCCAAGTACTACAACTTGCTCAAGGACAGCATGATGATCCATGCGGCGGGGGAGACAATCAGCGCGGTCAATGCCGCAGCTAGCGTGTCCAAGCTGCTTCAGATTAGTTGCGGCGCGGCCTACACGGACGAGCATGAGGTAGTAGAGTTTGATGCCAGCCCAAGGCTTAGCGTCATTGAAGAAATCCTTGAGGAGACTGACCGCAAGGTTCTGATCTTCGCGCTGTTTCGCTCCAGCATTGACGCACTGCACACGCACTTGCTCAAGAAGGGCATCAGTACTGAGTGCATCCACGGCGGCGTCACTGCACCCAAACGCGCTGACATCATCAAGCGCTTTCAAACCGAAGCTAACCCGCGAGTCCTTGTGATGCAACCGCAAGCATCGGCACACGGGATTACCCTAACTGCTGCGGACACTGTTGTGTTCTACGGACCGTTGATGTCTGTTGAGCAGTACGTTCAGTGCATTGCACGAGCCGACAGGAAGGGTCAGGACTCTGACAAGGTGACAGTCATTCACATCGAGGGTAGCCCCATTGAAAAGAAGATGTTCAAAGCCTTGCAAAGTAACGTAAGCAGTCACTCACTTTTGACTGAAATGTTCAACATGGAAATTAAAAAATAAAGGAGTTGCAAAGACCAGAAACATGTGTACACTGTCCAACCTTAGACAAAATAAAATAGGAGAAGCCCATGACTACAACAGTCATACCACTCGACAAGTTGGCGAAGGTCTACCGAAAGATTCGCAGCGAAATCGAAACCCTGACCAGAGAGTACGACACGAAAGTGGAGACGCTCAAGGCCACGCAAGACGACATCAAGCATGCAATGAAAGACCAGATGCAAGCGCTTGGTGTCACATCGGTCAACACGCCGCAAGGCACTGTTGTCATGTCGATCAAGACACGCTACTCAACAACGGACTGGGACTCGTTCAAGACCTTTGTGACGCAGCATGACGCGCTCGACCTGTTCGAGAAACGAATTGCTCAGACCAACATGAAGCAGTTCCTCGAAGAAAACCCCGGCGTTCTGCCACCCGGACTCAACTCCAACGCTGAGTACGACATTTCCGTTCGCAAACCAAGCAAGTAAGAAAGAAGACCATGAGTAATGTAGCTCTGTTTAATCCCTCCCAAGTACCCGCCTTCGCACGCAAGGCCGAGATGTCTGACATTGCCAAAGCCCTTGCGGGTGGTGGCGCGTCAAGCGGTAAGCGTGTGTCGATCAAAGGCGGTGTGTTCCGTCTGATCTCTGCGGGCAAAGAAATCGCAGCAGTCGATGAGCGCTTCCTCGACGTGGTGATCGTCAAGGCCGCACCGAAGGTGGCCCGTGTGTTCTACGCAGCCAAGTACGACAAGGACGCAACCGCAACAGCGCCTGACTGTCAGTCCAATGATGGCGACACGCCCGACCCCAAGAGCAAGAACAAGCAGTCCGACACCTGCGCCTCCTGCGACCAGAACGTGGCGGGGTCAGGCAACGGCAACACTCGCGCTTGCCGTTATCAGCAGCGCTTAGCGGTCACCTTGGCCAACAACATTGAAGGCGATGTGATGCAGTTGTCCCTGCCAGCCACCTCGATCTTTGGCAAGGAAGACGGCGACAACCGCCCACTGCAAGCGTACGCTCGCTGGTTGGTGGCACAAGGCGTTGACCCCAGCACCGTGGTGACCCGCATGAAGTTTGATACTGCCAGCGAGTCCCCCAAGCTGTTCTTCAAAGCGATGCGCTGGTTGACCGATGACGAGTTTGCTGAAGCCACCAAGCAAGGCTCAACCGCCGAAGCCAAGAAGGCCATCACGATGGACGCCGCCGGTATGGACATGGGCAAGCCCGCCGATGCGCTAAAGGGTGCAGCACCGAAGGCTAGGCCAATGGGCGAGATGATGGACGAAGACGAGGAAGCAGCGATTGCGGCTGAGCGAGCCAAGATTACCAAGGCTAAGGCCAAGGCCAAGCCAGCCCCAGTGGTCGAGGACGAAGAAGACGAAGAGCCAGTCGTGAAGAAGGCAGCGGCGGCAAAGCCAACTGCTGTACCCGGCAAGAAAGCGCTGGCCGATGTGGTCGCTGACTGGGATGACGAGTAATTAAGTAAGTTTCGCTGGGCCGCAGGCAGCGGTCGCATTACATGGGTCGGCGGTCCATGACATACGCGTCGTTATCCTTTCACAAACAAATCCATGACTGCGTTTCCTGCCCTGCGTGTCCCAGCGCCCTTTAAGAACACTATGGCTTACTCACAAAAAACAATCGACATGGTTATGCGTGCGCCGAAGACTCCGGGCAATCAGCTCGGACGTTGGGCAGTTCACCACGACTTCTCTGTCGTTCGCATCTCCAAGGCTCTGGGCGTTACACGCCAGACCGCATACAACTGGTTCGCAGGCGGAGACATCTTCCCTGCGTACGAGCACCGCGTAGAAACGCTGCTCAAGTTCCTTCAAACTTCACGCTCTGCCGACGAGGCATGGAAAAAAATATGTCAACACTACAACCTTCAAGCCTGAGCAACCGCGAGCTGATCTTGCACTGCGACAACATTTGGAAGGCAGCAGGCTTCCCACTCGACGTTCAGTTTGAGTTGTACGCCCGTTTCTGCCGCCTCGCCATCATTGACGAACACCCCGTCCGCGACGAAAAGCAACTCGACCTGTTCACGTAAACCCCAAGGACGCTAATGAACCCGCTTGAATTCCTTGCGGTTGTTTTGCCGTCTCCGCATAACGGACTGTACTGCGCGGCAGAACTCAGCACAAAAAAGAAAGAGCATCGGTATGTTGAAAATCTGGAAGACATTTACCCTGCCGTAGACAACTGGGTCGAGGCACAGCAGGACGTTTACTTCGCGCTGGCTACGTTCGAGACATCCGGCAAGCGCACTGCGGAGAACTCGCGCTTCATCAAGTCCTTGTTCATCGACATGGACGGCTACGCTTCCAAGAAGCAGGCTGCGCTGGCACTCGGTGCATTCCTTGCCGAAACTGGCTTGGATGCGCTTGGCGCTCCGTGGATTGTGTTCTCTGGTGGTGGACTGCACTGCTACTGGCCGTTCACTGAAGACATCGATGTGGCTGTGTGGAAGCCCACAGCCGAGAACCTCAAGCGCCTGTGCAAGCAGCAAAAGCTCAACATCGACATGACTGTGACAGCAGACGCTGCACGAGTGCTGCGCATCCCCAATACGTTCAACTTCAAGAAGAACAAAGAGGACGGCTCGTGGAAGTACGGGGAGCCCAAGCAAGTCAAGCTGCTGGCCGAGGGCGACCGCTTTAACTTCGAGACCATCAGCCAAGCCATTGCAGCCAAGCTGACTACGCTGGCTCCAGCAGCGGCAACGTCTGCGCTGAGTCTGCCGGGTAAGCGCCCGGATGCAGCGCCAGCAATCCCTGCCACGATGGCAGGAACCAAGCTGTTTGAGAACAGCACGACCAAGTTCGGCACGATTTTCCTGAAGACCAAGAATGGCACGGGCTGCGCCCAGCTCAAGCACTTCGTAGAGAACGCCGAAGAGGACGGCATGGAGCCGCTCTGGCGTGGCTGGCTGAGTATTGCCCAGAAGTGTTCGGACGGCGAGCGTGCGGCGGTATGGCTCAGCGGGCTGCATCCCTACGATGAGACGCGGATGCGGGAGAAGCAGGCCCAGATCAAAGGGCCGTACCCGTGCGTGAAGTTTGAGAGCGAGAACCCGGGCGGCTGTGACGGGTGTCAACACTTTGGCAAAATCACCAACCCGCTTGCGCTTGGCCGTGTGATCGAGGTGGACGTGGCTGAGAAAGAAATCGAGATCGTTATCCCATCGGAAAGCCCTAGCATTGCGCCCGAGATTAAGAAACTGCTGCGTCCCACGCCTCCGCGTGGGTTCGGCTACGGCAACAAGGGCGGTGTGTTCTCCGAAAAGTCGGTCGAAGATGCTGACGGCAACAGAACCAAGAAGCAGGTGATGTTGCTGCCCTACGATCTGTTCGTGGTGGATATCCTGAACAGCGGCGGTGAACACACGGTTCACATGCTAGCGCTGCGGCCAGAAGGCCCAGCAACAATCACCATCCCGCAAAGAGCGGTGGTGAGCAAAGACGAGACAGTCAAGTCACTGGCTCAACAAAACATCATCGCCGCTTTTGGCGCTGGTAATGACAAGAACCTTTTTGAATATGTGAGGGCATGCGTGGAACAAGCAAGTACCGGCAAGGCAGCCGTTAAAGTGCCATCGAACTATGGCTGGCAAGAAGACGATACCTACGTCTTCGCTGGCAAGATTTACAGCAAGACAGCAGCGCCCTTCTCCGTGCCTATGGCCGGACTTGAGAACATCGTTGCGAATACCAAACCAACCGGCACCATCGAGGCGTGGCGTGCGTTCATCAACCTACTTATCCACAAGAAGATGTATGCCCACTTGGCCGTCATGCTTGCCGGTGCTGGAGCACCCCTGATGCGTTTCACGGGCATTTACGGCATGACCTACCACTGCGGCTCAACCGAGTCCGGCACGGGCAAGACGCTGGCGCTGGAAGCAGCCGCATCCGTTTGGGGCCACCCCACCCACTACCGCACAGGCAAGGGCACATCTCCCGTAGCCATGCAGCAGCGCTTGGGTCTACTCAACAGCAACCCACTGATTACGGACGAGATCACCAGCAAGAACCGCAACAACTTCGAGTGGTTCCCCGAGTTTCTGCTGGACATGACTGAGGGGCGCGGCAAGGAGCGTATGGAGTCTGGCTCCAACAAAGAGCGCTTGAACCTGTCCACATGGATGACCGTGGCGATCATGTCGTCCAACACCCACGCCGTGGATATGCTGACTGGTGGTCGCAACCATGCGTCTGAGGGCGAGCTTCGCCGCCTGCTGGAGTTCATCATGGACCAGCCGCTGACATGGGAGCCGCACGAGATCGAGATTGTCAAGTCCTTGCAGCACAACTATGCGGTAGCTGGCCACATGCTGGTCGAGTACATGGCCAAGAACGTCGATCTGCTCAAGACAATGGTGCCTGAGATCGTGTCCAACATGTACAAGGAGTTCAACGCTACCAATGATGAGCGCTTCTGGATGGCGGGTATTGCCGAGTTGGTTGGCGCTGGCATCCTGATGTCAAGCACCCATGCCGGTATCATCGACATCCCAATGGGCAAGATCATCGAGTTCCTGCACGGCATTGTCACCGGCATGCGCAACAACATCAAAGGCAACGCCCGTAGCGCCGAAGATGTCCTAAACGCCTATACCCGCGAGCACTACGGCCAGTTCATTGTTATCCGCCACATCGAGGGCAACCGCGTACTGGCAGAGCTTGGCAACGGCAAGGAAGTTGATGACTCGACCACCAGATCACGCATCATGGGGCGCATTGAGCATGGCGCAACGCCGGGGTACATTGACTACTTTATCGAGCAGAGTATGCTCAAGGCTTGCTGCGCCAACATGAGCTTCGGCTACGCGGACTTCAAGCGCCAGCTTGGGGCGCTGTTCAAGGTGTCGGAAATCTCCAAGAAGGACATGACCGCCAAGACCCGTGGCCCTCAGATGCGTGTGGCGGTTCTGAAGATTTCCCGACTTATCACCGAGAAGGATAATGAGCTACTTAATTCGGTTCCCGTGGGACAAGACTGAGCGAGGACAGGGGTTCTTTGTCCCCTGCCTTGACACGGAAGCCGTGCGCGTCAGGGGGCTGAACCAAGCGTTGAGATACCGAGATGCCCGCGCTATTGCGGGCATCCGTGACGGCATCATCGGGGTTTGGTTTTATCGGCTAGGCTGATGAACTGCCGCGCATAGGCTACCTTCATCTTGTCCAGCCGCTCCAACGCCGCGTCTTTCTGTTCCGTGGTCAGTTTTGGGTTGTTTCGGATAAACCGCTCTTGCTTGGACATCTCCCCCAGCGCTTTCTGAACTGAGCCGGAGGTAGACGCAAGCGCTAACTGGTTTGCGTACTGCTGCACAAACGCCTGTGCTTCCGCACGCTTTCCTTTTGTTATCAGGTCGTTGTACGTGCCCTTGACTTGTTGAATCTCTATCATCTTGGCGTAGGCCGAGTCCAACGTGCCGCGTCCCTCTACTGGCTGGAACAGCCCACCAATAAACGGAATCTTGCTTGGCTTCGTAGAGGGCTTCTCAACTCCCGCATCGGTCTCTGTATTAAGCAGTGGGTTGGCCAATTGCACCAAAGCAAGACCTAGCCCGCCCGTGTAGCCTCGGATGAGGTAGTCAATCTTGATGGGGCTCAGGCCAACATTACCGGTGACTGAGCCAAGTAGCTTGGCGATTTCTGTGCTGCTGTCACGATACCTGTCTGTTGCCAGCACATTTTTCTCACGCTCGGACTCGATGTCACCACCAAAGAACGAACTGCCCAGCACCACTTCGGTCAGGGGCTTGACTGCCTGCGGCAGCGCAAACGGGTTGGACTGGCCTAGCAGTTTGCCAATACCCTTGACCGCATCGCTCGCCTTTTCGTCACCAGCGGCCAAGTTGTAGACCGCTTCCGGGAGTGCCTTGAACAAGTAGCCCAACTCAAACGGGATCGGGATGCGCAACGGCTCTGACACACCGGGAACATACACGAACCAGTTACCGTAGCGTTCTTCTGGCTTGGCGCGTTTGTACGCCTCGTCGTCCTGCATTGCCGCAGCGTATGCCATCGTGCCGATTGCCAGCAGCATACCGCGCTGAAAGAGCTTCTCGCGTATCTTGAGCTGCTCGTTGTACGACATGTCGCCTTTGAAGGCGCGGTACAGCACGTCCAGACCCTGAATCTGTGCGTTGAAGAACGGGATCATCGTAGACAACATCTGGATGCTGGGCGACAAACCGCGACGGCTAAAGTTCATCGACTCTACAGAGCGGAGCAGCGCCTGCTGGTGGCTCATGCCCTTGGCGATCGAGTCCTTGTAGATTACAGCGCGTGTGGCGGTGTCGCCTTGCAGAGCAAACGCATCCGCTTTAGCCAACAACTTGGTCCAGCCTGCCTTGCCCGAGGTAATCTCACGCAGCACTTTGCTCATGTCGCGCTCGTCGCCCGTGAAGACGTTGCTGCTCACCGCGCCTGACTCCATCAGGGTGCGCTCAGTTTCGCTGCGGCCCGCCACCATGCTGCCCAGCTCTTTAAAAGAACTCAGCACCGGGAACGCATCCGTGCCGGTAGTCAACCACGCATTGAGTGGGTCGCGGATTGTCTGCCGAATAGCGGATGGGGGAGCGCGGGTTACAAACTTCCTCAATATGTCGGCAGGAATGCCGAGTAGCCTGACCACCGCAGGGATGGTTGTCTTGATGCCTTCCATGCCCTCAACAATGTATTTGGCGGGAATGCCGTACATGTCGGTGTCAATCACAACGTGCATGTCCATGCCGTTTTTCTTGAAGCGCACGATGTTGGGGCTTGCAGGACCGGGGCCTTGGCCAATACGCGAAGCGATGCCAATTTTGCGCAACGTAAACGCCGTCTCCTTAACGGTTTGATTGCGCAGGCCCAAGTTGGTCAGCATAAACGTGTTCTGCACCATGCTGGCAAAGATCGGCATGATCTGCTTGTTGTCGCCCACAAGCTGCTGAAGCTGCGGCTCGTCTTTAATGTTGCCAATACGCACTGGGCGCTCTTTGTCAATCATTAACTGGACTTCACCGTTAGCGGTCACGCGGTAGAACGGAACGAAGGTAATGGCCTTCAGCTCCGCCGCCTTGGCTGCGGTCAACTCACCGACTTGTACAAGAAAATCCATCAGCCCGTTGTTAAACTTCTGATAGATCGCCATTGCTTCCTTGATGGCGTCTTTCTGTTTGGGGT